GAACAAGCTGAATCAAATATCAAATTAAGGGAACAAATTTTAGGAGGAATTTATCAATGAATACACTTTATGAATTAAAGCAAAACATGGCTACTATTGGTCAACAATTACAAAAAGTTGAGGCAGAACTAGGACAAACAGCAATTGATCCATCTGCATCTATGGAGGATATCCAAAAGTTACAACAGTCTAAAAAAGATTTGCAAGCACGTTTTGACGTGATTAAGGAGCAGCATGACAATATGGAGGCTGAGCAAAAGGAACAATTCCAACAAAAGAAAAATGTTGGTTTTGATGGATTGAACACAGAACAAAAAGCGGTGAAAGCTAAAGCTGAATTTATCCGTGCTGCTATCGAAAAGAGACAACCTTCAAATGAGGTTAAGCAGTTGATCGCTATTCCAGAAGGAGACCCATCTGGTGGAGATAAATTACTACCAAAAACAATGACAAAAGACATTGTTCATGAACCGTTTGCTAAAAATCAACTGAGAGAACTAGCGAGCATCTCCAACATTAAAGGACTTGAAATGCCTAAAATTTCTTATCAACTGGACGATGACGATTTCATTGGTGACAACGAGACAGCAAAAGAGATCGAATTAACAGGTGACACTGTACAATTTGGTCGTAACAAATTTAAGGTTAAAGTAGTTATTCCTGATACAGTTATCTACGGAACTGACTTAGAACTAGTCAACTATGTAGATAATTCTTTACGTTCTGGACTTGCTGCTAAAGAAAAGAAAGATGCACTAGCCGAAACTCCAAAAGCAGGATTAGAGCATATGTCTTTCTATAACGGTGACGTTAAAAAAGTCGAAGGCGGGGATTTATACAAAGCTATTAAAGCCGCTATCGCTGATTTACATGAGGATTTCCGTGATGGAGCAGAAATTTTAATGACTTATGCTGATTACATGAGCATTATCGAAGTTCTATCCAATGGAAATCGCGATTTTTACAATGCGCAACCTGAGCAAGTTTTAGGAAAACCGGTGACGTTTGCGGACGATGCGGTTAAGCCGATTGTCGGAAACTTTAATTACTTCCGTATCAACTATGACCAAATTGTCTATGATTCCGACAAAGACGTAGACACAGGTAACTACTTGTTCGTGCTGACAGCCTGGTATGACCAAAAACGCTACCTGGACAGCCCATTCCGAATCGTTGAAGTTGAGGAAACTCCCTAAAAAGCCTGTAAATTTAAAGGCTAGTGATACCACAGAAACATCTATCACGTTGACGTGGGACTAGCCTTTAAACAGGGCTAGTATTGAGAAAGGAGATAGAAATGGCAACATATAACGTTTACAGAAACGATGAAAAAATAGCCACAGGTTTAACGGAGAAATCATACACTGACACTAATTTGACTCCTAATACTGAATACACGTACCGAGTTAGCGCGGAAAACAGCGCAGGAGAAAGTGAGTTATCAGAGTCAATAACGGTAAAGACGTTACCTGTATCGGTTACAGGGGTTAGCGTCTCACCACAAACATCGACAGCCGAAGCGGGAACGGCAGGAACAAGACAACTAACCGTCACTGTCGAGCCAGAAAATGCTACGAATAAAAACGTTACTTATAGCATTACACCAGATGCCGAGGGGTTGTCAGTTAGTCAAAGTGGCTTAATCACTTGGACAGAAGAAACGCCTGCTAATGTTTATGTTACAGAAGTCAAGACGGAAGATGGTGAACACACAGCTACGCACTCATTGACGTTGACCGAACCGGAAGAACCTGGAGAAGGTGATGCGTAATGCTTGAAATGTCAAAGGAATATTTAAGAATTGATGGAGACCATGACGATAACATGCTTGGACTCCTTATTGATTCTGCTAAACAATATATGTCCAATGCAGGGGTGGGCGAGGAAGAAAGCGAACTGTATCAACTAGCTATTATGATGCTTGTTACAAATTGGTACGAGAACAGGGAACAAGTCACTACATCTTTACCTAAGGCAATCACACTAGGCTTGCAATCTATTATTCTGCAACTGAAGGCAGGTAACTTAAATGAATCTGATTAGTTTAGACAAAAGAAAACGTGTAAGAGTAAGTGACTTAAGAACAAGAGTGACTTTTTATGAATATCGCCCTAAAAAAGATAGCCCTTATCCAGACGAAATGGAATACGCCAAATTATATGCCTGCTGGGCTAAAGTTGATACAGTTTGGTTGAAAGACTTAGAAACGGCGAAACAGAACAATACTGTATCAGATGTCACTTTAACCATTAGAGATCCAAGAAGTTCATATTTACCTACAAATAAACACTTTTTAAAAATTGACGCAACCGAGTATAAGGATTTTGTTTATAACGCCACTTCAGCTCAACCAGACTTACAAAACAGAGATTTTATAACGATTGTAGCTAGTCTTAAGGATGACATGAAATGGCAGTAAAGATACACGGTGTCAATCGTTTACTAAAGGAATTGGATAGCAAGTTTGGAAAGAAGCGAATTGATAAGATTACTGATGAAGCCTTAACAAAAGGTGCTTTAGTGTTCGGAATGGAATTGAGAAGGCAATTACGCACCTTTTCCGACGGTACAGGTTACTCCCAAGGGTACACATTAGATGAATTGACAATATCGCCTCCTGATGCAAATGCAAATGGGCAAAGGTCAATCACGGTATTTTGGAGAGGTTCACATAGTAGATATAGAATCATCCATTTAAACGAATGGGGAACAATTCGCAATCCTAGACCACGAGGAAAAGGGAAAATTGCAAAGGCTATGGAATTATCTAGATTGCCTTACGGTCGTGCTGTGAGGAATGAACTTAGGAGGAATCTGTGATGGATGATGGACTGGACATTGTTTATAACATTTTGAAACAGGACGAAACAATAAAAGAGTACGTGTCATCTGAACAGGATGGACTCCGAATCAAATATTTCACCTATCCGGAAACAGCCGATATGGAAGGTAGTTGGATAGTTTTAGAGTCTATCATCAATGCCATGCCTTCAAGCTATGCTGATGACACATGGGTATCTTATGACTATCTACTTCATATAGAGGTTTGGTCAAGAGAGAGGGCAGACAATTTAATCATAGCTAACCGGATACGCGATTTGCTGTGGGAAAAATTAAAATTTAAGCAGAATGACAGCGTAGACGAATATGATTTAGGCATCTACCGCGATGCAAGACGTTATAAAGGAGCATTACACAGAAGTGACTTAGATAATTTAATCTAGGTCGCTTTTTTAATTATAAGGAGGAACAAATAATGGCAGAAAAGAATTACAGAGCCGCAACTGGTGTGGATGAATTCTACTATGGTGTAGTCGGTGATGGAACAACTGCAGAGGAAATCGAAAGAGTTAAGTTTTTGCAAAACGTTACAGTAGAAATGTCACAAGAAATCGTCCGAGCGTATGGGGATAACAAAACAGCGGAAATGGCGGTTTCAAGTGGTGATATTTCCGTTACATCACAATTTCACACAATCCCAATTGAAGATAAGACAGTATTGTTAGGGCTCGAAACTAACAATGGTTTAACCGCTATTGGTAGTGGAGACAATGCTCCATATGTAGGAGTCATTTTTGCTAAAACATATGAAGATGGTTCAAGAGAATATGTAGGACTTCCAAAGGGGTTATTTACACGTCCAAACATCGAGGGACAGACTAAAGAGGACGGAGTAGAGTTTTCATCCGAAGAAATGGAAGCACAATTTATGGATAGAAAAGTTGATGGATTTACTGACGAGAAGTCTGTTATTTTTGCACGCGACGAAAAAGGTGAGACAACTAATCGAGATGCATTATTCCTAGCTATTTTTGGACAACCACATCCAGATGTAGAGGGAGCTCCCTAATAAGCCCGTAAATGTTAATGCTACGTCAACAGACACTAGCGTTAATCTAACGTGGCAATAGCACAGGGCAACATCAAGGGCAGGCTTAAATGCTTGCCTTTTTATTATTAAATCGGAGGTTATCTAATGAATAAATTAAAAAGAACTTATATTGAATTGGTTAAAAATCCAGAAGAAGCGGTAAAGGGCGGAGAACCAGAAATTGAAAAAGTTTGGACTCCATATTTTATACCATGGAAAACAGTTCGCACATCCATGCAAACGTTAATGGAATTAGAAGAAAAAGGGTCAAATGACTTTCTGATGATTGAAAAATTAGAAAGTGTAGTAGCAAACGATGTATTTGCCGGTCAGATTACGGTTGAAGATTTGCAAGAAAGGCTACATGCACCAGATGCAATAAAAGTATTACAAGGTGTTATCGAATTCGTATCATACGGAAACGAGGGTAATGAAACACGTGATTTTTTGGAGAAGAAACGCTAACAGATGATGACTTTACCATAGAGAAACAAATTGAATATATGGACAAGGTCATTATGGACTTAGTTAGCGAGGGCAAGGACATAAATGAAGTGCTAAATATGCCCTATCATTATGTAGTACAGCTACTGGAAGAAAAAAGCAAACCGAAACAAGAAAAATCATTAATCGCTGCTTTTGGCGGTGGATCTCCTAGATAAAAATACATAAAGAAGGGAGGTTACTAAACTGGAAAAAATCAAAGGGTTCACGATAGAATTAGGCCTAGATAACTTGAAGGTCGATTCAGGGCTAAAAGATTTGCGTTCTTCCATGCGCCTCATGAATAGTGAAATGCGCAAGAACATGAGTTCATTCGACTATGGGGAGCGCTCACTAAAAAAATACGGTGTGCAACTTGATGGACTCAACAAAAAGCTAGAGTTACAAAAGACAGTTACCGAATCAGCGCGGCAACATTATGAAAAGATGGTCGAAGAACACGGAGAAGGTTCAAGGCAAGCGCAAAACGCTGCCGCTGCTTATAACAACGAAGCTGCTCAACTAAACAATCTCGAAAGACACATTCAAGGCGTCACGAAGGAAATGGAAGCTTTTAAACGTGAGCAACAAATACAGTCAACCACTCTATGGAGAGCCGGGGATGCCCTGGAAGGTTTTGGAACTGGATTAGGAAAAGTTTCTGAAAAAATAAAAGGTGTCGGAAGTGATTTAACAAACAAAATAACCAAGCCGGCATTTTTCGCAGGATCGGCGGTTGCAGGACTCGTTGGAGCGTTGGGGTTCAAGCGTCTTGTTGGGATGGACAATGCCCAAGCAAAACTGAGAGGGCTTGGATACGAAGGAAAAGCTGTTGACAACATAATGAAAGACGTTGAGGGAGCTGTCCAAGGGACAACGCACACAATGGCTGAGGGTGCTGACACCGCAGCAGGAGCACTAGCCGCAGGAGTTAAAGAAGGTGCAGAACTTGAACGCTACATTAAGTTGGTTGGTGATGCTGCAACTGGATCTAACAGGCCGATGGGTGAAATGTCTCAAATTTTCAACCGTGTCCAGGGTTCAGGGAAGCTTATGACGCAAGAACTCAACATGATTGAGCACGGATTGCCCGGATTTGCCCAAGCGATGGCGGACGAATTGGCGGATGGTTCACTTGAAGCTTTTAGGCAGATGGTAACGAACGGAGAAGTTGGTTCAGCGGAATTTCTCGATGTGATGGAGGATTTTGCCGGAGGGATGTCTGCTGCTTATTCTGAGACTTGGGAAGGGATAACAAAGAACATCCTCTCGAACATCGGCATTATCGGCGAGAGTCTGCTAGAGGGACTATTCAAAGATGGCAAAAAAAGTCTTGCCGAGTTTTTGGAAGTATTGAGAGAGTCAGAAGGGCTGAAAAGCTGGGCTACTGAGACCGGTGAGAAGATAAGAGAGCTTGCCGGAACTATCGTCAATGGAGTTAAAACAGTGATAGGATGGTTCAATAATCTCAGTGATTCCGGCAAAAAAGTGATATTAGGCATAGGTGCATTTGCCCTTGCGATTGGTCCGTTGCTGGTAGGTTTAGGCACAGTCGGCGGAATTATCGCCAAAGTGTCGTCAGGATTAGGTTCGCTTTTAAAATTCCTGGCTCCAATTACAAAAGGTTTTGGATTATTCGGCGGCGCGGCAGGAAAGGCAGGAGGCGCCGCAGGTTCTGTCGGAAGGTCCGTAGGGTTGTTGAGTCGCGTTTTTGGTTTTCTTACCGGACCGGTTGGAATTGCTGTATCGGCTATAACTTTACTCGTAACAGGATTTATCACAGCTTACAAAAATTCTGAAACATTCAGAGAGTTTATTCAAAAACTCGGCGAGAAGATAAAAGAGATTTTTAAAGGAATAGTCGAATGGATAAAGCCCGGATTCGAAGCGGTGAAAGACTTTTTCGGAGAGATGCAAAAAAAGTTTCAGGAATTTATGAATAATGAAGGTCCGCAACTCCGAGAAGCGTTTGAAAACATAAAAGAAGTCTTATCTATTGTTGGGGAATTCATCGCTGAAAAGGTAGTTGCAGAATTTGAAAAGCTAAAGAATTTTATTGAGTTTGTTATGCCCTTTATTGAAGCTGTGATAAAGAACGTATGGGATAGCATAAAGACAATCATCAAGGGCGCATTCGATGTCATCATGGGCGCTGTTAAGGTGTTTTCTGGGTTATTTACTGGCGACTTTTCGAAAATGTGGGAAGGCGTAAAGGACATATTCAGCGGTGCTATAGACATCGTTTGGGGTTTTATTAAAGTATCTTTTATTGGGCAAATCATTAAAGCCATAATTGACTTTGTTAAAAGATTTGTCGGAAGAATAACAGATATGTGGGAAAGCGTCAAAAGTAAGTTCGGCGAGAAGATAAAAGAGATTTTTAATAATCTTAAAAACTCTTTCATCGGAAGGATTATAACTAACATAATTGACTTTGCTTCCAATTTCAGGGAAAACATTTCTAGCATGTGGACTAAAGTCCAGGCTCTTTTTCGCAAGTTTATTGACCGCATTAGACACAGTATAGAAAACTCCTTTGTCGGCAGAATGCTAAAGTCAGTAAGAAATTTAAAAACCCGCTTTGTTGATATAGCGAAAGAGATGTGGGAAGGCGTAAAGAAGTGGTTTGGCAAGATTGTTGAGGGAGCGAATGAACTTCCGGGAAAAATCGGAAAAGGAATAAGCGGCGCTAAAGACAAAGCAACTGACGGAATGAAAGCAGTAGGGAATAAACTTATTGAATGGGCAGGAAAACCATTTAATAAAGTTGTCGACGGTGTGAATTGGGTGACTGGTAAATTGATGCCGGATAGAGACCCAATTGGACATTGGGACTACCCACAATATGCTAAAGGAACAAAAGGGAGCGGACACCCAGGCGGGTTGGCGGTCATCGGTGAAAAAGGCCGAGAGCTAGTTCAGTTGCCTGATGGTAGGTCATTCATTTCTCCTGGCGGTGATACTCTCATTGATTTGCCAAAAGGAACGCATGTAGTACCGAATCCTATGACCGAAAAAATCTTGAAATCTGATTTAGCACATTATGCAAAAGGTACGAAGGGGTGGTTCAGCAACTTTAAGAGCTCGGTAGGCGAAGTTTGGGACTACATGAGCAATCCATCAAAGATTATTAAGAAGCTTATTGATAATATAAGCATCAAAAAAGGTATGGCAGAAATCCCTAAGGAAATAGTTGGTTCTGCATGGGAATACGTCAAGACGAAGCCTATCGAATATATAAAAAGTATGTTTGAGAAGGCGGAAAAGGAAGGACACGGCGGTGGCGGTAAACCTGCATTCGGATGGCCTGTGACATCTCCATTCGGATATAGGATTCATCCTATTACTGGGGCGAGAAAACTGCATGGCGGTGTGGATTTTGGCGCGCCAATGGGAAGTCCAGTGCCATCAACCACAGGTGGAACAGTTAGTTTTGCATCCGGTGGTTGGAATGGTGGATTTGGTAACCTCGTAAAAGTAAGACAGGGCATGTGGGAAATGTTTTATGCTCACTTATCTAAAATCCTAGTTAGAGCAGGGCAATCCGTCAAAAAAGGTGACATTCTAGGTTTAGTCGGAAGCACAGGGGCATCGACAGGACCACATTTACACTATGAAACACGTAAGAATGGTGTAAGAGTCAATCCGATGGCCTTAAAAGGCTTTAAAACAGGCGGAGTCATTAAATCTCGTATGATGGCAATGTTGGGTGAAGATGGCGAAGAAATTGTAATTCCAACAGCAAGAAACAGACGTACTGATGCTATGAAACTATTAGCATTAGCCGCTAAAAAGATAGGCGCTGATGGCGGTTCTTTTGCTAGACCTTCTAATATGCCAAATGCAAAAGAAGATAACACTTTAAACGACTTATTAAATGCAACCTTACAACAGAATCAAATTTTGATGAAGCTGCTTAAAAAAGACAACAAGGTTTATATAGATGGAGACGACATAACGAATCGTGTCAATGACAACAACGCATTAAAGGATATATTAACGTATTTCTAAGGAGTGAACACATGTTTATTTTATATGACAAAGAAATGAATAAGATTGATCTTCCAGATGGTGTCACTCCTTTAGATATTTTTATATCCAGTATAA